TGTGCACCGGGGAAAAATTTCAATCAAAAATGTTGGCATTATCTAAATGGGGAAAAACTCACAATTATAACATAATAATAGTTGATAAACAATGGTTACAAAGTCAATTGGTAGAAATTGATTATACAAAATTTGATGATAATACTGCACAAAAAATAAAGGCTTTATATGAAATTAATAAAAAGAAATGAAATAAATAAACCACAAGAAGTATATAATTTACATATAGAAAATGATCACAATTACATTGTAGAAGGTGCCGTGGTATCTAATTGCCATATGGCAAAGGCCGATGTTCTTCGTGATTTAATGTGTGGTGTGTTTGCACATGTTCCTATTCGCTGGGGATTAACCGGCACAATACCTAAAGAAGATTACGAAAAAGTGTCAATATTCTGCAGTCTAGGCACAGTTGTGGGCAAGTTAAGTGCTAGCGAACTTCAAGAGGCAGGACACTTGGCCAACTGCCATGTAAATATTGTACAGTTAGTTGATCATGTTGAGTACAAAGATTATCAACAAGAACTAAAATATCTAACAGAAAATGCAGAACGCATAGACTACATTACAGAGTTAGTTAACAAGGTCAATGGCACAGGCAATACACTTGTGCTAATTGATCGTATTGCCACTGGTAAGATGTTGGCCGAACGACTAGGCGATAATGCTGTATTTGTAAGCGGTAGTACCAAAGCCAAAGACAGGAAAGATGAATATGACGAAGTTGCGATTAGTAGTGATAAGATTATTGTGGCTACCTATGGTATTGCTGCTGTGGGCATTAATATCCCTAGGATCTTTAATCTTGTGCTTATTGAGCCTGGTAAGTCCTTTGTACGAGTTATTCAGTCCATCGGGCGTGGTATTAGGAAAGCGGAGGACAAAGACTTTGTCCAAATCTGGGATGTCACAAGCACCTGTAAATTTGCAAAAAGACACCTAACAAAACGCAAAGTTTTTTATAAAGAAGCAAATTACCCATTTACTATAGAAAAGGCCACGTGGCAATGAGGATTTTAACACTAGATAATACAAGTTATTCAATGGATCAAATTCCAGATGAGATTGATGAAGTGCGTTTTTGCGTCTTAGACAATAGCGACCCTAAGGACCCCGATTACTTTTATATTCCTTTAATCTTCTTAGAATCATTTAACAGTCCGGCCTTGGTATTAAAGATTGGTGAGAATACTATACGTATGCCTGTGGATTGGCAAATTTTAATTGGCGAACCAGACTTTGGTGACCTAGAAGTTGTACCATTAACCAGTATCAACGATCGTGGATTCAACGTGTTTACATTTAATCCATTAACCAGCTTCCGCCCTGAATTTCATCCTGTGGAAATTGTGGATATCTATCAAGATGTCAAATGGTATTTCCCCAAACTCAAACCTGGGCAGATGTTGGCTATCCCCCTAACTGAAGGCGAGGAACCAATGTGTGCTTTCTTTATCAAAGACATCAGTCGCCAAAGCGAAGTAGTGGACTACGGTAAAGTATGGTAAGATGACCACGTACAAGGCTAGTCAAATTACTTCGTATGATGTATATGAAAGCCCAGACGGTGGCCGTACCATTTATAAACGGCAAACAGGATCGACAGAACGAATATTACATAAGATTGACCCAGAGTTAGAAGCCGAAATACTACGTGAGCGTGACCGTAGTGTATGGATGGATATATTTAATACAGCCGAGCGAATTCCTGCTTTACAAGAAGCCATAGATCGTGTTATAGTAGTATATGAATTAAGTCGAGATCCTAAAACTTTACCTCCGGATTGGCACCCAGTATGAGTAGAGACATTGTAAAAGATGCCGCAGGTAAAGATCTAGTTGGGTCTTTACGTAAGGCTAGTATGTGGGGTAACATACACAGGTTAGCCAAAAAGGACCCGGTGTTGCAAGAGCAGTTAGATAAAATTGTTGTTTACTATAGGTTAAAATATGAGCAAAGAAGAGGATAAACTTAAACATAGTCAACGATTACACCGTGCGTGGACAGCGATCAAGAAGCAATTAAGTATTGCCAAGAGCCATGGTAAAATTGTTGAAGAACCACATCGTCTTGCCAAACATCACGCAATGGACTGTGGTGTTCCTAACTGTCCTATGTGTAGTAATCCTAGGCACAATCGAGCTACCAAGGATCATTTGACTATACAGGAAAAACGTAACAATCAAAAAGCCAACGATGAGTGAAGATAAGTTAAGTATTAAAAGTGAGATGTCTGCGTTCGATCGCAAGAACCGTGAGTTCTACGACAGTCTCACTGATGAAGAAAAGAAGAAGTTTAGTCCATTTTTAATGATCCGTTATGGTGCTACCGTGACAGGTAATCCAGACTTACAGGCCTACTATCTAATGAGTTGTAACGAACGCTTAAACAAACACTTCTTTGATATCAATACCACACAACATAAAAAGCTGCAGTGGTTAATGGCCACAACAGTAAGCCCGGGTATGGGCAATCAGTATCACCAGTGGCTAGGCGCAAAGAAAAAAGAAGGTGGCAACAATAATAAAGCCGTAAAGTTTTTACGTGAACTACACCCAGAACTACGTGAAGATGAAATACAACTACTGTCAGAAATAAACACCAAAGATGAACTTAAAGAATATGCTAGACAACTTGGATGGGAAGATAAGCGAATCAAGTCCGACTTATAAATGTCGATACTGTGATAAATCATTCCGTAAGGAGTCAAGCCTTATGGTGCATCTTTGCGAGCCCAAGCGTCGCTGGCAACAAGAAAAAGAAGTTGGAGTACAACTAGGCCTCAAGGCTTACTTACGTTTTTATGAAATCACACAGGGTAGCGCCCGGTTAAAAAGTTATGCAGATTTTATTTCCAGTCCTTATTATAATGCTTTCGTTAAGTGGGGTCGTCACATGGTTGGTATACGCGGCGTCAATCCTACAGCTTTTTTAGAATGGTTGTTAAAGAACAACAAGAAAATAGACCAGTGGTGCCGAGATGAATTTTATGTCACTTACTTGCACGAGTACCTACAAAGAGAAGCAGTACAAGACGCACTAGAACGTGCCTTAAAGGAAATGCAAAATTATGCAGATGATCATCCAGATCTTAAAAATGGTTTTACAGATTATTTTCGTTATGCCGGCGGGAATCGCGTTTGTCATCATATCAGCACTGGCAGGATTAGCCCTTGGATTGTATATAACTGTGAGTCAGGTGTTGTATTCTTGGATACACTCACTGAAGAACAGGTACAAATAGTATTGCCTTGGATTGACCCAGATACCTGGCAAAGGAAATTCCGTGATTATGTTGCCGATACTGAATGGGTCAAAGATATATTAATAAAGGCAGGATTATGAAGTTTAAGTCGGATGTTGATATTGACTTTGGCGATCGTACACAAGCATTAAGTTTGCTTGATCATACACCTGCAAGTATTAACAGAGATGGTACTTGGGTACCTCATAATACGGGTGTGTACGTAACCGATATACCAACGGATCCATTTACTGGACGTGCTAGTATTGATCATAAAGTAGCAGAAGATCGTGGCTATATGAAGTTGGACTTTCTGAACGTATCATTATATACGCAGATAAAGAGTGAACAACATTTACAGGAATTAGTAGCTCGGGAACCCAATTGGGCCAGTTTATATGATCCAGAGTTCTGTTCTAAGTTAATACACATTGGCAATCACTATAAAACACTAATTCAAATGCCCGAAGCGGTTACTAGTATTCCTAGAATGGCCATGTTCCTGAGTATAATTCGTCCGGCAAAACGGCATTTAATTGGCTTACCCTGGGCCGAAGTGGCCAAGACTGTTTGGGAAAAGCCCACAGATGACAGTTATTATTTCAAACGTAGCCATTCTGTGGCCTACAGCCACTTGGTTGTAGTCCATATGAATCTTTTATGTGAATAGTGGTGGGAACTAAATACAGTTATAATATAGGAATCTGTTATGCTATGTTCATTCTGTAATAATAAACCACGTGCATTTAACAAGGCAGGGAAACAATTAAAATTTTGTTCAGCTGATTGCAAATCAAACCACATAATACGCAAGCGCAGTGAAACAAATCTTCAGAAATACGGGTCTACTAACCCAATGAAATCTGCTGAAGTATTAGAAAAACGTAATCAAACAAATTTGCAGAAATACGGAGTAACAAATCCGTTTTCACTTAAACAAATACAACAGAAGCAACAAGCAACCTGCCAGCAGAGATTTGGTGTTCCATTTGCAACACAATCAATTGAAATACAAGATAAAATTAAACAGGCATGGATCAAATATCCAAATAATCATCCATTTAGCGATCCTGTTGTCCGTGCTAAACGCACAGAAACTCTGGTAACTCGATACGGAGTAGAGCACCCAATCCTTGATTCTAATATAAATGAAAAAATTAAACAAACTTGTTTAAAGTTATACGGATTTGAAAATGCTGCAAAATCTAAAATTATTTCAGATAAGATATCCGAGTCTAATTTAAACCCAGATACGCAGAGTAAAAAACGACAAACATCAATTGATCGGTATGGTGTGGAACACGCCAATCAACGTACGATCAAAGATCAACTTGAGTTACTAGATAATGTACAATGGCTAGAATATAATATTACAGAACTTGGGCAAGTGGGTGTTGCTGAATTGTTAGCAGTTAGTGTTGACACGGTTAGAAAGTATGTGGCCAAATACCAAATTGTATTACCCAAAATTGGATCTGATTTTGAACGTCAAGTATTGGCATTTGTGCAGGATCATTACTCGTCTCAGATATTGGTCAATGATAGGAAAACAATCGGAAAAGAACTAGATATTTTCTTACCAGATTTAAAAATAGCATTTGAATGTAATGGAACATACTGGCATTCAGAATTAAATGGTAAAACTCGATCGTATCATCTTAATAAATTAACTGCAGGTATTGACAATAATATCGAACTAATGCATATATGGGAACACGAGTGGAATAATAAGAGACCTATTATACAATCTAGAATTAAATCAAAATTAAAACTTAATTCTAAAATAGGTGCCCGAAAATGCACAGTTAAACTGATTAGTAAACAATCAAGCGATCGATTTCTCAAAGAAAATCATATACAAGGGTCGTGTGCATCATCTATTAGATTGGGATTATTTGATACAGAAGATATGTTAGTTGCTGTAATGACATTTGGCGCAAGTAGATTTGCTAAAAATACAGATTGGGAATTATTAAGATTTTGCAATGCAAATAATATAAATGTTGTGGGAGGTGCAAGTAAATTATTTCAATATTTCTTAAAGATGCACCCATTGGATAGTATTATATCTTACGCCGATAGATCATTTAATACAGGCGGAATGTACGGTCGACTGGGATTTACATATTCCCATTCATCTGCCCCGGCTTATTATTATACAAGAGATTACAAATCAATTGCCAATCGAGTTAAATTCCAAAAACATAAATTAAAAGAGTTATTAACTAATTTTGATAATACATTGAGCGAGTGGGATAATATGAAAAATAACGGATATGATCGCATTTGGGACTGTGGTACAACAGCATGGATATATAACCCTTAGCCAATCTTACGGATTAAGGTTATACTCTTTCGCTTACTGCGCTTTGTTGCCATTTCTTTTAGGCTCACATACGGGCCCATCTTAATTTCTACGTCTTTGCTATTCATAGTTCTTAGGCATATTTTAAAAAAACTCCAGTCCTGCTTTAAAAAAACATTAATAGGAATTAGTCTATTGCTTTCCCACCACCACGTTTCGCCAAGACTTAAAAAGACACGCTTGACTTCTGCGTCTTTAAGAGCTCCGAAGTCGTACAAAGTTGTAATAACTTCATCTGAATTTTGTATAATACCTATGTAATCATTTCCGCCATAGGTAATGTAACTAATGAATGGGTATTGTGCGAGTAGTTGCTTGTAGTGTTCTTCCACGTTGTCCGATAAATATGTTAAAGACGAGCAAAAATGATTACTGTCAAAGCATATTTATATCCGAATACCGTCGAGGTGCAAGTTTTTGACCCGTCAATCTTCACCACAAGGAATCGCAAAGTGTACAGCCGCCCTATCAAAGTCTATCAAGGTGTAGACAATCCTATCCAAGTTGTTGTTATGAATCAAGATCAAAAAAAAGTTGATTTGACTGGCAGTACAGTAACCGCCAGTATACAGGACCCTACAAATCAAGTTACCGTTAAAAGCTATGCTGTAACATTTGCCAACATCCAGTTAGGCCAAGGATCCTTTGTATTTGATGCCAACACCATTAATAGTTTAGAAAATCGTTTTTACAAACTAACATTTAGTACTACCGTTACAAGCACAACCGAAACAAGTCCTGTGTATATTAACGACAACTATGGTGTTCCTTTGGACTTAGAAATACTACCGGGCTATTATGAAACCACAGTGGCACCGAGTCCGACAGATATCTATTCAGTTGATGGTGGGACGATCTAAGAACTATGGCACGTATCAATATTAGTCAAATCTTATTTAAACGCGGCAATACTGCCTCGGCCGGTACATACGTAGGCCCTGTTGGCGAAATCATCATTGACACTGGATTAGGTACCCTACGAGTACAGGATGGTATTACTCCCGGTGGTCATCCCATGGCTAGCCCATCAGATTTTGGCAATATTAATTCTACATTAGCTAACTTATCTGCGGCTGTTAGTAGCATTGATAATTTAGATTCTAATGTTATTATCAATATAAATTCTTTGTTAGCCAATGCCTCTGGCCAGCAAACACAAATCAATCATTTATTGTCTAATGTTGGCAATGTTAACGTTGGATATCATACCTTAACTATTGACTCAACAGGCAACCTGATCATTGATGGCAATACCTTTAGTCCCACTGTTGATACTCCCACTACCTTATCAGGATTTGTCAATGATGTGGGCTATATCACCAATACTGATGTGGCAAATGATTTTGCCACTTACCACATCGCAACACAGGCTTATGTAACAGACGCTGTGGCCAATGTCATGGTTCCTACTAACGTAAGTGCGCTTAACAATGATGCCAACTATACTAATCAAACTTATGTTGATACAGCTATTGCTAATGTTGTTCCTACAGTAGGAACAACACCCAACGCCGGCACTCGAACAATTTGGTACAATACCGATGATGGCCGTACTTACATCTATAACGGCACAGAATGGGTCGATGCTAGCCCCACGGTTGCTCCACCTGTCAGTACCTATCTCAGTAATCTAAGCATCTCTGATTCTACCGTATATAGTGATGAAGCCG